CACTAATCGGATCTTGTAGGTTAGAACTTAGATTAGGAGCATGTTCTCTGTAATCAAATCTTTCTTCTGAATATACCTTAGCCGAGATATCAATTGATGTAACGAATGCAGCGAGTGCTCCACTTGTCACATTAGTAAAAGTCTTATATCCACGTTTGATAACCTGTTCAAAGACGTTTTTATTTTGATTTGGTAAGTTTCGTAATGCCTGAGCATCTGGATCTGTGTTAATCTGGTTTACGTTTCTTAATTCGATTACATTGTTATCTCGTGTGAGCATATCACCATATGATTGTAGCTTTACCTCTCCGGTATTCACTGTCTCATATAGGAACATCGGAGACTTATCTTCTCCAAATGTGTTTTCTAAAACTAGGTCAATCGCAGAGTATGGCTTAGTATATGGATATACGATACGGTGAGATGTACCACCTTGAGAAATAACATTCACAGGTTCATTCAAAAAGTCTTCATGAATCTTTGCAATAATCTCAGAGCTTTTACCACGATACGACCGAGAAAACAAATTAACCGCAGATCTATATCGTTTATCGGATATTAGTTTAAGTACATAAACACCAGTGTTATCGTTAACTTGTTTAATATCTTCAATCTTGTTAACACGAAATCCTAATTCAACAGTCTTATCTTTAAACGTATAAATGAGTGTAATAACTTCTTGGCCAATAATAGGAATAGTCGACAACATTGCACTGTTATCTACGACTGTCATTTGGGCCGTCAACGAATGCTCAAAGATACTCTCAAAGATCTGAAAGTTACTTACATTGGCCGTTAAATCAAATGTCTGATTCGAGTGTGAGATCAGTGTACAGTTAAGATCCTGTATCTCCCTCGAGGTGGCAGCTCTAATATCTTCGCTCATGCGCTTTTACTCTGCATTTCTTTTCTGAACTCGCGAGCTACTTCTCTGATGAATGTAGGTTTGATTACACGAATCTTTGACTTCTCAATATTCTGCTCATATTCCCATTCGAAGTTTGTCACGGGCTGAGTACCGGCGGTACGGCGGATAGTTTGTTCACCTGTAGATACATCAACATGATAGCGAGGAGCATATGCTCTTTTAATAACAGAAGAACAGTTTAAAAAGTCTTGTGATTCGATACCATAAATACCTTCACCTTCTTCACGGAATGTTCCTTGAGTAGGTGCAATCTCTATGTATCCAAGTGTTGGGTACTTTGCTACAATCGTTCCGAGTGCGTCACTAACACCACCCTGAACTGTTTCACCAATATTAAATTTACCTGCAATCTCATCAAAACCTGATACACCAACTGGTGCGCTGATTGCCGCAACATTTGCGTATTTAGATTCTACAAAGTCTGCAAGGTCTGCCGTACCCTTTGGCCAATCATTAAACGCATTAAACAATCCCTTGTTGATAATAAAGAATGTCCAGTAATAATCAGTAGTACCATACAGTTTATATGACACCATATCAGGACGTTCGCCTTCAGAGATATTGTAGTATGAATAAAACGAAACATCGTCAAGATATTTTGTGCCGATACGAGAAAAGTGTGTAAGGTTGGTTAGCTGTGTATAGTAACCATTGCCCTGCAGGTCATAAGGTACCTTTTGAAAATTACTGAAATAAGCCATTAGAATCCCTCATTAATGTTTTCGCGAGTGATAGGCTGCAGCTCTTTAAATGCAAGTGCCATAACAATCTCAACAGGTCGGTTACCTTGCTTAAAATAACTCATCGAATTTGGGTTGAACGACACATTACATGACTCCAAAAATACTTCTGGAAGCTTTGGCATGCCGTCCATATTCTTGATTTCAATCTGAAATGCGTCAGGAAAGTTAAACGAATATTGGCCAGCCGCCGTAGGATACATGCCTCGTCTAAACCATTTTACGATCTCTTCAGCTGCTTTTGATTCAGTCTCATCGTCTGGAATAAATCTGAAACTAAACGAGAAGTTCCTCATACCAGGCGATTTGTATAGCATGAACTCTCTTGGGTTAACAGCAACTTGTGCCCTCTTATTATATTCTTGTGCCGCGGCCTGTGCAACAGATCCGGCACCTACTGCACCAAGAATACCACCGACAATACCACCTACACGACCAGGAACTGCAGAACCTGCAAGACCACCCGCAGCAGTACCAAGGCTTTCTGCACTGTTCATTGCAATCGCCGTAACATCAGCTTGTGTGACATTAGCTGGGTTTGCCCCTGAGATAAGTGCAGCCGCAGCGCCACCTGCTACACCTGTTGCGGCAGTTTCAAATACCGCGTTGTCATTAATACTGAATCCCATAGGCATATATAATGATACGTGGTCTGTCGTAACTAAATCGACTCTCGAATTTCCGCCTCGAGTATTATACTGTGCCTTATGCTTTGTGAAAAGCACAAACGGGTCATCAGTCTGATTAACTGAGTTTGGGTAACGTGATATAATACCGGCAGGCTTATTAGCTTCCTGTCGTACTGGATCAAAAATTCGGTTTAAAAAGTCGGCCATTATTAGAATCCTAAAAGGTGTTTAAGGTATTTATATGACTTACAAGGGCAAATACGCAGTAAAAGACAAGAAGAAATACGTTGGTGACCCTGATAAGGTAGTTTATAGATCCCTCTGGGAAAGACAAACATTTCGTTGGGTAGAGAATCAGCCGCACATTGTAGAGTGGGGTTCAGAAGAAGTAGTTGTACCATACATCTGTGAAACTGATCGTAAGGTCCATCGCTACTTCATCGACCTATACTTCAAAACCGCTGATGGTAAAAAGTATCTAATCGAGATTAAGCCAGCGAAAGAAACAAAGCCACCAAAGAAGCCATCGCGCCAAACAAAAAGGTATTTATCAGAGGCACTCACATATGTAAAAAACCAATCTAAATGGAAGGCTGCACACAAGTTTGCTCAAGAGAACGGTGCAACCTTTCAAGTATGGACGGAAGATACCCTGAAATCACTTGGTATCAAGATCATTAGCCCAAGAGCTGCAAAGCCGAAGAAGAAGTGATATAAATAAAGGTATGGATTCATTAATACAAAAACTAGAGTACGAAGCATTTAGATCTGGGGTTCAAGCCCGGACTACGCAGTCACGTACGTGGTTTAGAAACAAAATGAAAGAGATCGGTGATGTAAATAGAAATCGCCTATTGCGAGATCCTGCATTACAAAAAAGACAACGCCCTGGCGCAGGTAATATGTACATGTTCTTCTATGATCCAAAGCATAGAGACACGCTTCCGTATTACGATGCATTCCCATTGATTATTATGGTTGAGCCAGCACCCGGTGGATTCTATGGACTTAACCTCCATTATTTGCATCCTACCCTGCGTGCAAAACTTATGGATGAGCTGTTGTCAATTACGAATAACAAGAGATATGACCAGTCGACAAAGTTCAAAATGTCATATCAGATTTTAAAAAGTGCAAATAAGCTAAAGGCATTTCAGCCTTGCTTTAAAAGATACTTAACCAAACACGTCGAATCAAGCTTTGCGTTGGTAGAGGCTCCTGAATGGGAAGTTGCCTTGTTCTTACCGACCGAGCAATTCCGTAAAAAGTCTGCTCGCGCTGTATGGGCTGAGTCACGAAGGAGCATGTAATGGCACTACCAGCTGGAATCGATAATTTAAAGGCCTCGATCTCACGTCGTGGTGGTATGGCAAAGGCAAACAGGTTTGCTGTATACATTAGCCATCCAACAAAGAAGGTAGATCTTATCAATACTGATATTAACTCACTTCTTGGTAATGCCGCTTCACGTTTGATTCAAGGGCAATCACCGAATCTTGGTTCTTTCTTTGAAGATCCACGAGATGTATTTTTGTTCTGTGAATCAGCCACACTGCCTGGACGTCAGGTAGCGACAAACGATTTCTTTACTGGTATGAAGGGTTATAAGAAACCTTATGCATACCTGAACGATGACGTAACTCTCACATTTAACCTTACAAACGATTACTACATGAGAGATTACTTCAAGACTTGGATTGACGAGATCTTTCCATATGGTGATGGTCAAAGAAAGATTAACTACAAAAATAGATACTGTACCGATCTGATTATTCAGCAGATGGGGTCGAATGACTGGATTCCAGCAAAGAGTGTTGTACTTAAAAATGCTTTTCCTGTTACAATGTCATCGATTAACCTAAGCAACTCATCTGAAAATACTATTTCTCAAATCACGATTACATTTGCATTCGATGATTGGGAAGATCAAGGTGTAGTCACTGGGGCAAGTCAAGGAATTCTAACAGGACTTGACGCGGTGACTAACTCTATAAATACAGTGAGGAACATCGGGAAAGTTCTCGGTTTTTAATTTTATATCATAGGAGTGAAATGAAATGGCTCTGCCACAACTAAATGTACCAAAGTATGAATTGAACATTCCATCAACCGGAAACAAGATTCGCTACAGACCTTACCTGGTCAAAGAAGAAAAGATTCTTATGATTGCGCTTGAGTCGCAGGATGAGAATCAACTAATTAATGCGCTTAAAGATTTGATCGCGAACTGTACAGATGGAGAAGTAAATGTAAACAAGCTGACTATGTTCGACCTTGAGTATATCTTTACCAAGATCCGTACTAAGTCGGTAGGTGAAACGACAAAGATTAAAGTACCGTGTGAGGGATGCGAAGTTTCAGTTGAAGTAGATGTTGACCTGGATGCCGGACTACGTGTTAGTGAAGGAAGAGACAAAAAGATTCCTTTGACTGATGACGCCGGACTCATTATGAAATATCCTTCGGTTGATGACTTCCACGATATTACACAGTCTAAAGATTCTGACATTGACAAGATCTTTAAACTAATTACTCGTTCGATTGAAACCATCTATTCTGGTGATGAAGTCTTTGATGCGAGTACACATAACGAAAAGGAACTAGTGTCCTTTATTGAATCGCTGAATTCTGCACAATTTTTGGTTGTGCGAGATTTCTTTGATAATATGCCGCAGGCAACAATTGACGTGACTTACAAATGTCAAGCTTGCGGACATGATCATACTATGGAATTGAAGGGAATGTCGAATTTTTTCGGCTAGCCCTTTCCCATAATAACCTGGTAGCCTATTTTAAGGTGAACTTTGCTTTAATGCAACACCACAAATATAGTTTAACCGAGTTGGATAATATGATGCCGTGGGAAAGGGAGGTTTACGTTGCTATGTTGACTGAATACATTAAAGAGGAAAACGAACGGCAAAAACAAATTGCCGCCAAGCAACGTAGATAGGAGCTAACATGGCTGAACAAAAAACGATCGATGCCTCCGCTGTAGAAGGCATTGATGTAAATGGTGATGGACATATCTCGAAAGAGGAAATGGACATGCACCTGGAATTTAAACGTAAGGCATTGGAAGATGCTGACGCACAACGTGATGCAATGCGGAAGATGACTTGGTTTGCACTAATGGGTATGTTGCTATATCCGTTTGCAATCTTGGCAACTTCTTTGCTAGGATTGGATAGTGCAGCAAACATTATTGGTGATATTGCACCAACATATTTTGTAGCTATCTCTGCATTGGTTGCTGCATTCTTTGGTGCAGATGCACTTAAAAAGAAGTAAGGTAGAATAAAATGGCCGAAACTAGTTTAGCAGATGTAGTAGCACGAATCAAAGCTGAAGGACAACTCCAGCGAAATAGTGGTACTAACTCTCTTAAATCCATTAAAGACATATTGTCGGAACAAACCGATGTAATGTCACACAGCTTTGACGGACTTCTTTCGGCCATTACTTCTGATGCGCTTGCCAATAAAGAACTTAAGATGGAGAACGATCGTTTAAATGAACGGTTGCTTCAAGCTTTAGAAGATCTTAATAACGGCGGTGGATCAGGTGGTGCCGGTGCCGATGGAGGCGCAGGTGCGGCATTAGGAATCGCAGGCCTTGCATTAGCCGGAACTATTGGTGGTTTGCTTGGCGTCCTTCAAGGTCAGTATAAAGCGATTCAAGGTTTTT